CGCCTATAGCCGCCGTCTGCTCAAAGGTGCCCTTGCGCAAGGCCCTGTGACGCCCCTACGCTGCCTGCCTCCATCGCGGGGGCAGGCATTGATGCGCACGTTCAACCGTAGCCACAGTGCGCGCTGTACTCCCTTGCCGCCGAAGCTCCACCCTCCTACGCTTGAAGCCCCCATACTCGGAGGGCTTCCCATGCGCCCCTGGCTGAAGTTTATCGCTTTCCTCGTCGCCTTCGGCCTCGCCTTCGGCTGGGGCGCCGCAACTGGAATTGCCTCCGACTACCTGAACATCCTGCTGTCCGTCATCGTCTGCGGCGCCCTGTTCGTCTCGATAGACGCCATCTACCAGCGCGTAGAGAGCGGATACGGCAAGGACGGCGCAGTGCTTGCCGTCGGGCTGTACCTGTTCGTCGGAGTGCCGATGCTACTCGGCCTGATCAAGCTGTTGCGGGCACTCTAGATCGACGTGCCCGTGCGCAGGTTCGGGTGTACACGCGACTCCCGTGCGTAGTCCCTCAGTCGCTCGTAGCGGCGTCTGATCTCGGCGGCGTATTCCTCACGCAACGCCGCGCGCTGCTCCGCGTCAAGGTTAGGATCGCGCAGTTTCTGGCGCATCAACCGGCGGGTGTCGGCAATCTCGCGCTGCATCTGGGCAAGGTTCTGTTCGCGCGTATGCTCCGGGTTGATCGGGTATACGTTCGCCCCAAACAACCGCGCCGCCGCCTGCGTGACCGTCGACTTTGGTTCGCCGTAGCGGTCCAGGTTCTCGTTTGCGAGCGCCCGGTACAGGTGACCCACAGCGCCAATGTCCGTGATGAAGGTCGGCATCGCCATGCGCCAGGCATAGAGCATGATGTCGCCGATCTGCCGCGCGGCAGGGTCAGCCGGATTCGCGATCGGCTTCTGCGTGAACGGGTCTTTGTTGGTCTTGATCGCAGCGATCATGTCCGGCAGCGGCCCGCCCAACAGCCCGCTGGTCGACAGCGCTTCACCGGCGTCCCCGCGCACTACAGCGCTGGCAAACTGCGTAAGCATCGACCACGGCATGAAGTAGCTGACGTCGAGCGCCTGCCAGCGGCCGTTCTCATCCTTTGCCGGCAGAATCCAGGCATTGCCACGGTCTTGCAGCCATTGCGGCAGTGCCCGCTTCAGTGCCTCCACGTCGTCGTCATCGGTGTCGGTCATCGAGGCCAGCATCGCCGCCAACACGTAAGGGATCGCCACATAGGGGGCGAAGCGTAGCGGGTGCGTCAGTGCCACCTCCGCCAGGCGCGGGATCGCCTTCACGTAGAAGGTCAGAAACGGCGCACCCACCGGGGCGTTGCGCAGGTAGCGCACGCTAGGCGACACCAGCGAGTAGTCGAAGAGCCACTTCTGCGCTTCGAGCGCAGCGTCTGCCTCGCCCATCTTCTGCCGCTGCATGGCATCGATGATCTTCGCGGTCTTGAACACCGCTTCTGACAACTGGTAGACGTCGCCGGTCCAGTCCATCACCCGCCCGGCCCACAGCTTCGCCAGGTCGAACGACAGCCCGCCCTTGCGGGAGGCCGTGGCCTCCAACAGGTCGCGCTCGATGCGGAACAACTCCTGCGCGGCGAACGTGCTCTCGGTGACCCCGTAGCGCTTCGCCACCTGCCAGTAGTGCCCGTTCGTGCGAATCTCGCGGATGGCCTGCACAATGCGCTGGGGCACGCGATGGAACGGCACCCCCGACAGGTGCAGCATGATCCCGTTCGACAGGAAGTTGCGGATTTGCGCCGGCGGGTTGGCGGCGACCTTCCCCCACTTCCACAACTGCGTCAGCTTGGTCGCCAGCCCGCCGTTGCCCAGGATGCGCTCGGCCATCGACTTGTCACCGATGTCGGCCTGCATAGAGCCCACGATGTCGTCGTAGATTTCCTGACGCACTACCATCCCGCGCAGCGCCCCGTAGCGCGCCGACTTCGGCATCTGCTTGTAGCCGTCCGGCACCTCCGGCCCCTCGGCCGCGCTCAACGCGGCGTTGGCGGCATCGTCCATCTTGTCGGCCAGTTGCCGCGCCTGCGTCCGGTTGGCTTCGGTGTAGTGCGCGCTCTGAACCCGGATGCGCGCCGCCTCGTCTTTCAGCCAGTACGGCGTTACCCGCTTGCCCTGCCACTGCACCAGCGAGCGGTCGAGCACCCAGGCGCGGTTCTTCGCGATCTCGCCGATCCAGTCGAGGATGGCGATGTCGCGCATCTGCACGCCCCAGCCGCGCGCCGCCAGGAATCCCGGATCGGTGATCTCGCCGAGCACCAGCCGGCGCACCTCTTCGGGGATGTCCTGGCGCGCTTTCAGGTAACCCAGGGACGACGGCTTGCGCCCAGTGCCGAGCGCCGCAAACGCCGACTCGCCGATGACGTGCCGCAAGTACACGCGCGGCAGGTAACCGCCGTCGTTGGCCTCATAGACCTCCTGCGGCAGCATCCCACGGTCGACCAGCCGCTGCCCGACCTCGCTGATCATGCGCTTCACGCGCACCGCTTCCGCACGCACCTTGGCATCGGCAATCATCGCCGCCGACGCGCCCTTCGTGGTGAGGAACCGGTAGACCTGCTCCTTGCCCGCATCGCTCGCCGGCGCGAACGCCGCGTTGATGCCCTTCGCGATCTCGTCGACGTCAGCGATCTTGCCGAGCGTGCGATAGCGCGCCTGCAGGTACTCGCGGGTCTGCGGCAAGCTGGAAAGCGGGCCGGTATCAGCCAGCCACGTGCGCATCCTCTTGATGGTATGCGCTGCTTTGTCCATGAGCGGCTGCCGCCCGGATGCCTGCGCTGCCTGCGTGACCGCGCGGCTGTACGCCAGCGCCCCACCCTCCACCGGTGCCCCGCCCATGCGCACCGCCTGCCGCCCCGCCGCCAGCAGGTCGACCACCTCGTTCAGGCTGTAGCCGTCGCGCACCAGCCCCAGCCGGCGCAGCGCCGCGCGGATCGCCCCCAGGATGCGCCGCCAGTGCAGCGGCCCGGCAGCGCCGTAGCGCTCGGCGGCACGGCCGATCACCTCATCGGCCACGGCGTCGGCGTCGAGCGCGGCGCTCTCTTCACGCGCCACCCGCTCGAACAGGTCGGCGATGCCGCGATCACGGGCGCGCCCCTGCTCCAGCAGCCGGCGCACCTGCGCCCAGCCGTCTCCGACCGCCGCGCGTACGCCCAGGTGTCCGACCGCCTCGTGCAGCAGCACCCGCCGCGCATCCTCGGCCCCGCCGAGCGCGTCGGCGAACAGGTACACCGTGCCGGTCTGCGCATCGTAGGCGCCCTTGGTGACGTAGCCTTCCGGCGCGCCGATCTCGCGCGCGCTGCCGAGCACGACGACGCGATCCGGGGCGAGCCCCAGGCGGCGCGCGAAGGCGTCGGCGACGCGCCGAGCCTGCGTCAGCGGCAGACCGCGGCCGGCGGGGGTGGCGCTGGCGGGGGTGGAGGTGACACGGGAATAGCGTGCCGCGTCGCTCCCAGCGCCATCATCCAGCGCCCGCGACAGTTCCTCGGTCGGGTCGCCGTCGTAGAAGGTCCATACCTTCTTCGGGCCGTACCACTTGCCGCCGGCGGCCTTGATCGCGTCCTTGTGCTCGAAAGTCTTGCCGCTGACCTCCCACGCCGCTTTGCCGCTGGCCGTCACGGTCGGCGTCACCTTGATGCCGAGGCGGTCCAGCGCGGGCATCGCCCGTACGGCATCGGCGGCGCCTGCTGAAGCTTCATGGAATTCGCCCGACGCCGTTTGCCGTTGCGCCCGCTCGATCATCATCGCGGCGCCTTCCACGTCGCCGTCGGCGAGATCGCGTGCGGCGGCATCCATCGACAGGCGGGCGTCGCCGCGCGCCGCCTGCCGGGCCGCCTCCAGGTCGGGATCGGCGAACTTCACCCGCGCGTCGGCCTTGCTGACAGCAGGACTGCGCGGCGGCATCTCCATGTCCTGCAGCCGGTCGAACAACTCGCCGATGGTCTCGGCGCTCGACAGGTCGCGGTTGCGCTGCTGCGCCGGGTCGTTGCTGCGGTCGATGATCACGATGCGGGTCGACACGCCGGTTCCGGCGCGCTCGAACAGCACCGCCGGCATCGTGATGTCGGCGACCAGGTGGAAGCCCTTGGCCTCGTCCGATTCGTACCACTGATCGAAGCGCTTGTCGGCGGACGGCCCGCGCGGCAGCAATGCCACGATGCGCCCGCCGCTGTTCAGGTGCGTGGCGGCCTTCGCCAGGTGCTCGACCGCCAGTTTGCCGCCCTTGCCGAAAGGCGGGTTCATCGCGATGCCGTCGTACTTGTTGGTGACGTGCAGGTCTTCGAACCTGCCAGTGATCACGCGCCCCGTCATCGCCATCGCCAGACGCGACGCCAGGTCGGCCGACGGCTCGACGGCGGTGGCGCGCACGTCCTCGGGGAAGTAGCGGGCGATCGCCCCATGCCCGGCGGACGGCTCCAGCGCCGAATCGTTTGCCTTGAGCCGCAGCCATTCGACCATCTTCAGACCGACCGGCTCCGGCGTCGGGAAGTAGTCGAAGCCTTCGCGCTGGTCGCGACGGCCCGCCTTCTTCATCTGCGCGAAGTAGTGGGTCTTGGCCTTGTCGAACGGCGTCAGCGCGCGGTCGATGGCGCGGTCAGCCGCCTTGCCGCCCTTGCCGTCGTCGGCGCTTGGGGTTTCCTTGCGGGCGTCCTGAAATGCGTCGATGAAGGCGCGCTTCAGGTCGCGTGCCGCGCTGCCCATCGCCAGGTTTTCGACCGTGCTCGATCGCTCGGCGATCTTCTGCGCGAAGGCGATGCGCTCGAAGATCGTGCCCGTCGCCATGTAGCGGATGATGGCGTCGGTCATCACGCCCATCCGGTAGATGCGCCCCTCCTGCTGGATCGCAGTGACGGGGCGCACCGGCAGGCCGAGGTTCAGCAGCACGCGCTGGAACTTGCCGGTCGTGTCGTGCAGCGACAACCCGGCGCCGCCGGCATCGGACTGCACGATGATGATGCGGTGCTGGCCGTCGTCGGCGTTGAACAGCGCCTTGTTCTGCGTGCGGGTCTTCGATGACACCGTGCCGTTGAACAGCAGCGCCTCGGGAAAGGCGCGCGTCAGGGCGTCGATCGGCGACACCAGCCCGGTCAAGTCCAGGTTGTAGAGGTCGGGCCGCTCCTCCTTGAACATGCGATACTGCTTTGCCAGTTCCGACTCGGCTTTTTCCCCGTCGATCGTTTCCAACTCGGGCAGCCGGAACGGATGGACGGCGCCGCCCACGTTGTAGTTGTGGAACACCACCACCTTGCGCCCGGCGTCCAGGCTCGCCCGGATGTACGGGATCGCCGCCTTGGCCTTGATCGCCTCCAGCAACTGCGACTGCGCCAGGTAGTTGAAGCGGTCATTCAGTGTATCCCGCAACTTCCCGAACCGCGCGGCGTCGGCACGCAGGAAGGCGCGGCCTTCATCGATCTTGGTCCCGATGGCGTCGTGCGCGATCAGGAACTTCCGGTCGTAGTCGGCATCGACAGCCAGCCCGCGCCACGACAGCGCGCCGCTGCGCCGCAGGCGGGCATTCAGTTCGGTCTCCAGCAGTCCGATGTTGACGGCGGCTTCTGGCTTGGTCAGCTTCCCGTAGCGCATCCGGTAGCCGAAATGCGACACCATGAACTTGTTGAAGCCTGACTTTGGCGCGTTATAGCCGCCGGTGGTGTCACTGCCCTCGAAATTCAACAGGAAGCCGTCGGCGTACTGGATGTTCTCGCGGTAGGCGAACGGCGTGGCCGACAGCATCACCACGCGCGAGCGTGCGGCGCCCTGTGCCGACTTGACCTCGGCCTCCACCCGCTTGATCGCCGCCCCCCAGGCCGCATGGGCCTGATCGGCCTGCGCCTGCAGTTCGGCCTGCATGGCCGGGTTGATGTTCTTGCGCAAGGCCCGCTGGGCTTCTACCGCCGCCTCGTACAGGCCGGGGTGCAGCATCTTGGCGCGCTTGCCGGATCCGTCCGGGTGCAGTGCGAGCGCGCGCAGCGCCTCCAGCGCGTTGGTGCTGCTGCCGTCGGCAGCCTGACTCAGGTTCTGCGATTCGTCGGTGACGATCAAGTCCCACGCCCGCCCGGCCAGCGCATCGTTCTGACCGAACGCCGCGTAGGTCGTGATCACCGGGCCGCTGCCGCCGTTGTCACGAGTACCGTCCAGCGGCTTCACGTCGAGTAGCAGGTTCTTGCCGGCCGCCACGTAGTCGTCTATGAGCGTCTGGCTCGGCACCACGATCAGGATGTTCGTGCGCCCCGCACGCTCGAAGCGCTTGACGATGCCGAGCGAGGTATAGGTCTTGCCGGTGCCGGTGCCGTTGGTGAACAGCACGCCGTAGCCGTCCGGCTGGTCGAAACGCTGCTCGGCGAACAGCACGTCGTCGCGCTGGCCGTCGGTCAGGAACGGCAGCGCCGCACGGATGTTGTCGGGGTCTTTCGGAACGACGGCGACGTCCTGCGCCGCCACCTGCGCCGCACGCTTGGCGGCTAGGTCTGCTGGCTGTGTTGCTCCCGCTGTAGCAACAGCAACAGCCGCCTGGCCTGAATCGGCGTCAGGTTGTACTCCAGCGCCGCCAGTTGCGCGGCCTCCTCCGGCGTCTCCACGATCGGCAGCGCCGACAACAGGTCCGGCCGGTTCGCTTCCGTCAGATAGCCAGCGATGGCCCGCGCCTCCAACATCAAGGGTTTGACCGTCAACATCGCCCGAGCGATCAGCGGCTGGACGCCCTTCGCCTGCAGGTTCTGGTACTCCTCGTCCTGCAGGTCCGCCATCGCCTGCGGCCCCAGCCTGAACGCCTTGCGCGCCCACGGCGTCGCCAGGTCCTGCGTCTCGGCGATCTCGTTCCAGATCGGCGCGGCTACCTGCAGCATCGGGGCTCTCCTGCGCTACGGCGCGTTGATCGGCCTGGGGTAATTCTGGCATAGCAGCGCCGGCATTTGGTGCTCCCGTTTCTGTCCCGCCGCCGCTCAGTTTTTCCAGTTCCGCGTAGGACGTCATGCCCTCCGCATCGAACCCCGGGAAGTGCCGAGCGCCCTCGTAGAACGCCCGCAGGTACGGACGCACCGCCTCGCCCATGTCCTCGATCATCTTCGCCGAGTACGCTGCGAACGAACGAAACCCGCGCTCGATGTGGTACGCCGCGAGCACGGCGCCGTCGGCCAGCATTTCCGGGTCGATGCCGGTGTTCAGGCGGCCGAGCTTGGACTTCAGGCGCGCGCGGGCCGCCTCGGCCATCGCGTCGGTGATGAGGGTGTTGGTGCTTGCTCGGTCGGGTGGGGTGGCAGGCGCCGGCGCGGCGGCCGTGGTGGTCTCTGGCGCGGCGGCCGGCGCGCTGCTGCTTGGCACCGCCTGCTGCCCAGCATTGCGCGCGGCCATGCGCTCGCGCTCGGCGATGATCGCGTCTTCCAGTTGCTTGGCCGTCGTGATGCCGGCGGCGTACAGAATTTTGAGGTCATCACCGCCCGCCATTTCGCCGTCCGGCATCCTGCCGCCCCTCTTGAGGCCGCGCAGGGTGCCGTTCTTGGCGATGTTGATGACGCTGGCAATGATGTCGGCGGGCGCTCCCTCTTGCCGGGCAAGGCTGCCGACGACATACCCGACCAACCTTGCGTCCGCCTTCTTGGCGGAGGCGTTTTTCTCGTCTCGCGCGGCAAGGATGCCCTTGATGATCAGCTCGGCATGCGCTTGGTCGCGCGCCGGGTAATACCCGCGCCCAACCGACACGACATACGTCGCCCCATTGTCTTTGCTCTTTTCAATCGAAACGATCGTTTCGCTACCCGCCGGCAGCGTGCGTTTGGCGGCTGAAAGGTATGCGTCGACAGGGATGACGTGTAGCCCGCGCTTCGCGCCAGCGGCGATCGTCGAGATCGACTGCTCCGGGTCGGCTTCAGCTTCTGCGGGAGCCGCAGCGGCAGGGGTTGCCGCCTTGGCGTTGGCTACTTCGGCTTGGGCTTGCCGCCCTTGCACTTGCTCATCGCGCGCCTCCTGTTGCGTGTTGGGAGTCGATTCGCTGCCCTGAACGGCGTCATGGGACATTTTTGATGCAGGATTGGTCAGTACAGGGGGCATTCCTGCTTCGCTTGGGGCCGCTTGGGCTGCTGGCTGCAGGGCGGGCGCCGTGGCGCTGCCGCCGGTTCCTGCCCGCCAGGCGTCGTTCTGCCGCTGTTCTGCATCCGCCTGTGCGCGAGCTTGAGCGCGCCGCGCGGCAGTCGACTGCACCGGCTTTCCGCTGTGCCTCTCGCGCATCGCCTCCATCGCGTCGAACTGGTCGGGGAGTTTCTCGGCGTCGCGCTTGGGCATGCCGAACCAGCGCACGTCGCCGTCCTCATTGCGCATGCGGCGCGGCTCGTGGCTGTCCTGCGGGAGCATCAAGCGATCCATTTCGGCGCGCACGTCGTCGGCCGACGCGAATCCTTTGCCGCCCACGCCGTAGAGCGTCATGCCATCGTAGTGTTTGCGCGACTTATCGCCCGTTTCGTCGATCCGGTTCCCGGTGGTCTCGCTTCCCGCCGGCGTACCGTCGGCGTTGTAGACGTGCAGGAACCCGGCTTTTTGTATTTCCTTGCCCGGCGGCGGGCGGCGCACGAACACGTGTCTGCCGTCTTCAAGGCGCACGCGCATAAGGTCGTCAGGCGAAACGGGTTGCGCCGGGGCCGGGGCAGCCTCCGGCGCGGAGGATCGCGCGCCGACCTTGATGTGCGGCGCCTCGATCGGCGCGAGTTGTGGCACAGGGGACGTCACCGCCGGGGCTTTCCCTGGCTTGGTGGGCTTGGCCCCTTTCGGGGTCTGCAGCGCCGTGGCGGAGCCTGGCGGGGGTGCTGCAGGCGCAGGCGAGGTAGCCCCTACCTCGGGGGTTGGAGGGGCGCCAGCCCCGGCCGGTGCAGGGTTTACGGGCGCAGGCTGGGTAGGGGGGACTACCTCGGGGACGGCCTGGTTCGCGCTCACCGGCGGCACCATCTTGCGCGCTGCCGTCAGCGCCCGCAGCGCCACCAGGCCCGGCACGCCGAGTTCCTGCGACAACTGCTTCGGCGTGATCGCCGGATTGTTCGACAGCGCCTGCATGGCATAGTCGACCGCCTCGGGCGGAATCGCCTGTGTCTGGCCCTGCGCCGGCGCGACCGGGGCGGGGGCCGGAAGCATGGGAACGGCCATCGCCGGCGGTTGGCGGAGCGCGCTTTCGAGCGCATCGACGCGCTGCGCAGAGTGCGCCATCACCTGCGACAGCGCATCGCCCGGCGGCAGCAGAGGGCCAGCGTCGACCGTGAACTCGCCTTCGAGCGTGCGCCCGGTCGGCGCCATCAGCAGCGCTCCACGGCTGCCCATGTCAACCGTCTGCCCGGGGCCGGCGCGCTCCGAGAATCGGCGCCAATCGCCCGCCTCGTTATAGAGCGCCAGAGGATTCGCCTGCGCCGCGTCGTTTCCCTCGCGCATGGCTTGCAGTTGCGCTGCCTGCGCCTGTTCGGCCTGCAGGCCGGCACGAGCCGCGGCGATCTCGGCATCCGTCATGCCGCCGGGGATGGCCGCCGGCTGCGGCGGGCTGGCCTGCGTCTCCGGCACCAACGGCGCCTCGCGCGAGCCCAGCAGCCCGCCGACACCGCCGCCCATCAGGCCGCCGATGATCGCCCCGCCGACCGCCTGCTCGCCGACGCCCGCAAAGGTGCCGCGGTCCATGCCGGTCTGCTGCAAGCCGACGTTGATGCCGATCTGCTCGCCCGCCGACTGCGCGGCTTCCTCACCCGCCTCGCCGGCAAAGCCGGTGGCGAAGCGGCGCAGGAACGTGCCGCCCTCGCCCGTCATCAGCCGCGCCAACACGCGGTCACCCACGCCGCCGAAGGCCGCATCGGCCAGGCCGCCGAGCGCGGCCGCCGGCTTCATCGCCCGCCGCGCCAGTTCCTCGCGGATCGCGTTCTCGTCCTTGCCATCCTCGGCCAGCGCCTGTGCTTCCGGCAGCGCCATGAGATCGGCGGCCGACAGGCCCATGATCTCGCCGCGCGCCTGCTCGGCGTTCTGCCCGGAGCCGATCACGCCCTCGGTCGCCATGCCGGCCCGCGTCGCCAGCCGGGTGGCCTCGCGCTGGAAAGTCGCTTTGAACGCCGAGGCCGCCGCGGCGTCCGCCATCTCGCGGGTGGCGCCGGACGCCATCGCCCGGCCGGCCGCCAGCGCCGCGTCGGTCGCCGCCGCCCCGCGGGCCGCGCGCACCGCCCAGACCGTCGTTCCCAATCCCGGCAGGAACGACGGCAGGTTCTGCACGACACCGGCGGCGTAGGAACGCCAATCGCTCCACGCATCGCCGAACAGCTTGTCGGGTTCATCCGACAGCCACTGCTTCGCCATCGCCGCGCGCGTGTCCGGCGTGGTTTCCGACAGACGGTCCTCGGCATACCGGGCCAACCCGTCCGCCGTGTCCTTGCCGATGGCGCCACCGGTCAGCAGGTCGGCAAGGCGCGGGATCGCCCCGAGGGTCTGCGCGCCGCCGGCCTTGAACAGCCGCCACGCATCGCCCCCGGCGCCGGTTGACTGCGTGTCGTCTGCTGCCGGGGTCTCAGCCGGGCGCGGCGGCGTCGACAGGCCGCGCATGATCTCGTCCACGGCCGCCAGGTCGTCGGCGAACGGGTTCGCGCGCTCTTTGCGCGACGGGGCCGACAAATCGCGCCCCAGCACGTCGCGCACGTACTGCGCCGTCTTCGGCCCCCACATCGACGTATCCGGGCCGGCGAAGTGCGCCGCGACGGCGCCCTCCACGCTGCCGAAGCGCTTCATGTTGTCGGCGAACATCCGCGCGGCGCCGTCGGCGGCCTGCGCCGGGTCCATCGGGTCGATGCCGAGCCCGCGCGCGGTCGAGTCCAGGAACTGGAACAGCCCGCGCGCCCGCCCCCACTGAGTCGGCTGGCCGACGGCGTTCGGGTTGAACCCGGACTCCACCGACGCAATACGCATCAGCGCATCGGCCGGCACGCCGTAGCGATCCGCCGCCGCGCTGATCACGTCGCCATAGGGCACGCCAGGCGTCTGCGGCGCCGCCGCCGGTGCCGGGTCCGGCGAGCCGGCCCAGCGGTAATCGTTCAGCAATCCCATTGGGTCACCGCTTGGTGGTTGCGATCGCCGAGGCCCCCGGCGCGTACTGGCTCAGGTAGTCGATCAGCGACAGCAGATCACTGCGCATGCGCGCGTCCTTCGTGCCGGCATACAGCGCCTTGGCCTTGTCCGTCAGTTGCGCCGCCGTCTGCGCATCGACCGGCGTGCTCCACATCGGCTTGCCGGGCGGGTTGATGGCCTGCATGATCTCCTGCACGCCCGCCACCGCCGGGTCCTGCGCCGGCTTCTGCGTCGGCTTAGGCGCCGCGGCGCGCATGGCTGCCTCCGCCTGCGCGCCTTCGTTGCGCACCGAAGCCAGCGCCGCGTCGGGGTCATCCGGCAGCGCCTCGCGGCGCTTGCTGCGCGCGGGCGCCTCGCCGAGCAGGCCGCCCGACGCCTGCAGCGACGGGCCGATGCCCGAGAAGGCATCGCTGCCCGACGCCCCGCTGTCGCCGGGCGGCTCCGTCGGCATCGCCGAACCGCCGCCGCCCAGCACCTTCTGCACCATCGCGTTGCGCTTCTCCATCAACTGCGTCAGCGCCCCGCGCAACTGCTCCGCCCGCGACGGGTCCGCGTTCAGGTCGTTGCCGGCATCGGTCAACTGTTTCTGCACGAACTCAATGTTCTTGTCGACCGACGCCAGCGCCAGCTTGAAGTCGGCCCGCTCGGCCCGGTCGCTGGCATTGCCGCCGTTGGCGTCGAGCTTCATCCGTGCGCGCGCGGTCTCGCCGTACTGGCGCATCGCCTCCACGTCGGTTTGCCGCCCATAGATGCTGTCGTAGAGCTGCTGTTGCTGCGTGCCCCGCAACTGCTGCAGTTCCATGTCCTGTGCGTGGGCACGATCCTGCCGCGCCGCGTCGATCTCCGCGCGCCGCTGCTGCAGGATTTCGTCCCACCCCATGCTCATCTGCGCCTTGCCGGCCTGCGCCAGCCCTTCGCCGACGCCCGCCAGTGCGCCCAACAGCCCGTTGCCCATGTCACGCCCCTCCCATCTGAGCCGGCATGGCCGGCGCCTGCGGTTGGCCCTGCGGCTGGCCTTGGGCCCCCGCGTCGGCGTGCGTGCGCTGCCACATCTGCAGCGCCATCGGCACGATCTGCTGTGCCGCCGCGTCCGTCAGCAGGCGATCCGTTTCCCCGGTCTGCGGGTCTTTGACCTCCTCGGTCAGCCCCTGCGCCAGCCCGGCGCGCTCGCAGTCATGGGCGACCATCGACGCCACTTCCAGCGCCACCTGCACGCCCATGTCATCGTCCGTGATCGGCCCCTGCTGCTGCTCGATGACGTTCATCGTCGTCGTGGTGACGATCGCAATCGATTGCGGCAGCGTCTGCGACTTGGCGCCGGCCTCCATCATCTGCGCAAGCTGCGGCCCGGCGCGCCCGTAGACGATGGACTTCGCCAGCCGCACGTAGGCGTCGAACTGCTGCATCTCCTCTGGCGACGCCTGCTGCGTCTCAGGCCCCTCCTGCGTCTCGCCCTGGTCGGCCTGATCTTCCATCGGCGGGTTCTTCAGCATGCCCATCGCATCACCCCTGCGGCGTGTACTGGTAGATCACCGGTTGCCGGTAGGCCCCGAGCAGGCCGGCGTTCATCTGCTGCAACTGGTCGCCAGTCCACTGGCCGAGCGGCGCCCCGCGGCCATCCCCGCGCACCCCGGCGATGGTGTAGCGCCGCCGCGCCTCATCGGCCGCATCCTGCGCGGCCTTCTGCTGCGCGTAGCCGGACAGCGCCTGTCCGGCGGTGTTCACCAGCATCCCGCGCGTGATCGGGTCCATGCCGCCCCACATCCCGAGCAGCCCGCTGCCGGACCCGGGGGCCGCCGACGGCGCCGTCCCGAGCACATTGCCGACGCCGGTCTTGACCGCATCGAAGCCCGCTTTCAGCGTGTCGGTGAAGCCCAGCGGCTGCTGCGCCATCGATGCCGAGGACATTTCGTTGGCGGTCTTCAGCAGGCCGCCCTGTGCACCGTCGAAGCCGAAGGTCGGACCGGCCGTCTGCCCGGCCCCGAAGCCGCCGCCGGCGTTCAGGCTGTTCATCGGCACGCCGGCGTTCGCGACAGGGCCGGCCGCCGCACCGGCTGCCGGGGCCGCGCTGGAGAACGCCGCCGTGCTGGCCGGCCCGCCGAACAACGTCGACGGCGCCCCGAAGGTCGACAGCCCCGCCGACCCGAGCGCCAGCGACGGCGCCGCGCTCAGCGTCGCATCGGCCGCCAGCGAGGCGCCGACCGGCGCGAAGGCAGGGACCGAGAACGTGCCGGCGGCCGTGCCGGCTGCCGCGCCCAGCCCCTCCCCCGCAAGGGTTGTGGCGACGCCCGTCTGCGCCGCGCTTCCTGCGGCGGCAGCGGCCCCCGCCCCGGCGCCGGCGCCGGCGAGCAGCATGCCGCCGCCAACCACGGCCGCCGCGATGGCCGCGATCTTGAACAGCTTGGAACTGATGACCTTCTTGATGACCTTGCCGACGGCCTTGAAGACTTTTCCCACGCCTTTGGCGATGGCTTTCAACGGGTTTGACATAGACTTGTCTCCAGATACATGCCGCCGACGTGATCGAGGCCGAGGCGCTCCAGCAGCTTGCCGACGCGCTTGACGTTCACCCCGCTCGACACGCTCATGCCGACCAGGGCGACGCCCTTCTGCGCCCGTGCCCAGGTGATGAACCGCCGCGCCAGTACGGCGCCGCGACCGCGATGGGCCGGCTGCACGTAGAACACCAGGTCGCTCGCCTGCTTCTTCGTCGACCACCAGATGTCATCGACGCAGCCGATCAGCACGCCCACCACCGCCCCGTCCACCTCCAGCACCTCGCAGAACTGCGTCGGTGCGCTGATCGCGCGCAACAGCACCTTGCGGCCGACGGCTTCGTCGACCGGCAATGCCGCATAGGGGGTTTCGGCGAGCGCCGTCTTGCACAGCGCCACCAGGGCGGCCAGGTCCTCTACCCGTGCGCTGCGGACGGGCATCAGGCGCCACCTGCGCCAGCGAATCCGCCCATGCGGAACAGGTCCATCGTCGACGTTGGCGCGGTATAGGTCGTGGGCGCTGCGCTGGCCGCCGGAGCCGCACCGGGCACCATCGCCGTCAGTGCCGGCACGCCTGGCGCCTGCTTGCCGCCGCTGGCTGCAGCAACAAAGTTGAGGCCGGCTTTCAGCGTCGCGATCGTCGACGACGCCAGCGCCTGCTGCTGCGCGGCGTTCAGGTTGCCGTTGCTGTAGCCCTGGCCGATGGCCTGCATCGCCATCATGTACATCTCGGCGGCGTTACGGTCGCGCTGCAGCGTCGCGCTGTAGCCGGCGGTGAGCGCCTGCAGTTCCTTGGCCTGATCCTGATTCAGCTTCGCGAGCGTCGTCTTGAACGACTGATCCAGCGTCGCGAGGCGCGTCTGCGCCTGCTCCTGCTGCGTGTTGAGCGCGGTCTGGTGCTGGAACTGCTGCTGGTTCAGCCCCGTCTGATAACCGTACTGCTGCGTGTTGATGTCCTTCTGCTGCTGGAACCCCTTGTCGCTCAGCTTGAACTGGTTCTCCGCCGCCGCGTTGGTCTGCCCGGCGACGTTCTGCGCGTCCTGATTCTTCCCCGCCTGCGCCTGATAGGCCCCGGCATCGGCCTGCGCAATCGGCAGCGCGGCGTCGATGGCAGCCGCCTCGCCGGCCGTCCCCGCCAACGTCGAGTTCAGCAGCCCGCGCTGGTTCATGGTGGCTTTGGCCCGCTCGCGCGCGGCCGTCAGGTACGGCGAATCCTTCGCCAGCAGAGCGCCCATCTGCCCCTGCGTCGTTTCCGTCTTGGCGTCGAGCGTGCGCGTTACTGGCGTGAACTGCGCCGACTGCGGGGGCGGCGCTGCCTGAGCCGTTGGCGTTGCCGTCGCCGCCGCAGCGGCAGGCGCCTGCGTCGTGGCAGGCTTGGGCGGGGTCGGGGTAAGCGGGGTCGTCAACAGGCCAGCCATGTCAGCCGCCTCCCTGTTTATGTGTTGTTGTCAGAGCGTGAAAGCTCAAACCAGCTCGTGCCGTCGCAAATCAGCGTCATCCGGTCATCGGTATGCGACAGCGTGAAATCGCCGTTTGTCTTGAGATTGCCGGTGCCGTCCTTGACGACGACGTCACGCGCAGAGTTTGCCGTTTTCAGCATGATGACCTGGCCTTCATAGCCGGCGGTGATGGTGTCCAGGTCATCCGATGCGGCGGCGGATTCGGTGTCGATCTGCACGATTCCCACGCTCGCCAGCGCCTTCGGTAACGTCGCCGAACCTGATGCAATGGTGACGTTGCCGCGCCGGGGAACCGTGGTTTCGGCCCACACGGAAGACGTCCCCGTGTCGGTGACCGGGCTGGTGACCGCGATTTCGCTGTTGCCGTGGATGATGTTGCCCGTGCCGGTGTTCGAAATGGACCGGTACACGTTGCGAAAGGTGTTGTGCACGATGATGCAATTGTCCGCCGCCGCGCTGATCTGCGCCTGCGTGGAAGCGATGCTCGTGACGCTGAAGTCATTGCCTTGGACCGTCGTGTCGCCTGCCGCGCCCGCGATCAGCGCGATGGCCCGCTCGTAGTCCTTGAAGGTGTTTCCCTTGACGATCCAGCCACCCTGCTCCAGATAGAGACCATAGTCCGTCGACTCATAGGCCCCGTCGTTCTGGATGATGTTGTTGCTGATGACGCAGCCCTTGGCGTTGCCGGACGCCGGGTAGATGCGTAGGCCGAAGTCTGACCGGCCGGCGAAGCTGAAGCCATGGAGGATGTTGCCGGTGATCAGGATGTTCTCGCGCACCTGGCTGGCGCTCGTCAGCAGGGAAATGCCAAAAAGTATCCCAGAGGTAGACTCCTGCGTGACGGTGCCGATCAAGTTGTTGGCAATGAGTATGTTCTTCATCTCGCGGCCATCGGTGTCGATGTTGATGCCGCTGATCCGACAGTTCTTGAGGATGTTGCCGACGACGACCTGATCGCCTTTTTCGAGGTTGATCCCGGTGTGGCAGGAGTCCGCGAGGTTGTTCGCCCAGGTGATGAAGCGCCCGAAGCCGTGATTCTCGTAGGCCCAGGAGGCATAGCCATCGCCGGCCATCGCGTTGCGCATCACGTTGTAACAGATCGCGATGAAGTAGGGCTGGCCGTAGTAGGAGACCGACGACGACGTTACCACCAGATGACGCAGTTCTTCGCCGCGGTTGGCCCGGACCGTCCCCCATTGCGTGCAGTTGAACAGCGCGATCCCGTAGAAGGCGGTTCCGGTGCCGGTGTAGCGGACGCCATCGTATTGGTTCGCGACCACGTCGAAGTTGACGGTGTTGTAGAGCGCCAGCTCATACAGGTCGATGTCCTTGAACGACCCGTTACGGACCACCAGCCCGTTGACGTAATTGGCCGAAAAGCCGACGTTGGCATGGTTTTCGGTATTGGTTCCGATTATTTTCACGTTATCCAATACGATATTGGATAGCATCGACAGCTTGTTGAGCTTCGCCGTGTTGGCGGTCGTGTAGCCCTCGTAGATCGCCTCCCTGAACGACACGACGTCACCGACCACCGCCTGCACCTGCTTGATCTCCCCCCGCTTGACCGATGCCGCCGGGTAGTTGTACAGGTCCTCGCTGGCCAGTAGCACATAATCACCAGCGGCGAACTTGCTACCTTCGCCGGTGCTCACGGTCACGGAATAGAACTTCGCGACTGCATTGGACGCCAGCACCGACGAGTCGACGATGCCGCTGCCCGCCGCCTTGACGCAGATGCGGAAACTGCCATCCAGCGCGGTCAGGCTCGAAAAATCGAGGATCATATCCTTGAGGACAAGATTCGAGCGCAACGTCAGCTTGGTATTGACCTTGTAGGTCTTGTTGCTGCCGCGAATAATGGGCGCACCGGAATCGATCGCCGCCTGAATATCGGCCGCGTCGTCAGTGACCCCATCGCCGGCGGCGCCGAAGCTCTCAAGGCGGACATCACTGCTGTCGGTCAGGTCGATGACGGCGGTGTGCACACCATCGAAACCGGTCTCGATCTCGTTGAACTGGCCGTTGAAGTAGGCCGCGGTGATGGTTTCGCCGTCGGCTTTCTCCTCGCCGACCGGTAGCGTGTAGTACGGATTGCTCATCGGCGCAGCCCCAGCGGGATGTAATGGACAAACACCTCGTCGATCTCGTGAGGCGCGGCCTGCGAGGAAATCACCAGGCTCAGGTTGGTGGCGACGCCATCGATGTAGGCATGCCCTTCGGCTTCCAGCGTGGCGCCAAAGATCGACGAACCGAAAATGCCCGTGCCGAACAGCGACCCGCTGGCCGGCACGGTCACCGATTGCGCCAATGCCTGCGGCAGGTCAGGGTCGTCGAACTGGTAGGTGGGCTTGACCAGGATGTTCGAGGTGTCGTGGGCATTGGTGGTCAGCACCACCTTGCGGTACCTCTTCTTCGTACTCGGGGCATTGAAGGGCGTGAACGCCAGGCGCATCGACGCCTGCACCGCCGTGCCGTCGAAATCGTCGGCGTCTTCGTCGTCCATCACGTAGACGTAGCCGTCATCGCTGCCGAAATAGAGGACTTCATTGCCGCTGCTGTCTTCCGACGCGCAGGCACAGCGAATCGTCAGCGGGTACTTGCTGCGCATCACGCCCAGCAGCCGGCCCTTCGAGAAGGTCGCCGACAGCGCATAGCCGTTTTCTGAAAACAGCCGGTACTGCCCTTTGTTGCGCACGGCCAGCGAGCAGGTCACGTTCGGCTTGATCGCATCGATCAGCGATTGAACTGAATCGGTAATCGTCGCGTCCTGAAAATCGCCGAAGTTCTGCGAGGTGTAGAGGTCGGTCAGCCCGCGGTCATCGAGGTAGATCGTGCGCGAACCCACCTGCTGCAGCGTTCCCGCGATGCAGCCGATCTGATTCCCGTACTCGCTCAGCGCCGACACGAGCCAGTCCGACGCCGCCGAACCCGACAGGATGTTCGTCGCGTTGCGGCTCCAGATGCCGAGCACGCCGCCGGGCAGCGGACGGATCGCCGTGATCGGGTCGCCGAGGTTGATTTCCTGCGCGCCCGTCACGACAGACCAGGCGCCCGTCGGGTCGCCCACAGGCGAGAACTGCAGCGAGCCGGAAAACGACAGGAACAGGTGTTTCTTGTGGCAGGCGAGGTGCGACGGCGTATCCGTCGTCATGCCGGTGGTAACGTCGGTCCACGTCGTGCCGTCCCATTGGAACGCCTTGTGCGTCCCCGACACGCCGTACATCTTCAGCCCGGTGGCGAAGTTGTAGGACTGGAACTCGTAGGTGCCATTCGGCGCGAGGCCCGTCTTCTTCGAGGTCCAGCCGGAACCGGATGACTCGTACATCACGCAGGTGGCGCCACCCACCGCGTTGCGGAAGGCGTACACCTTGCCGTTGTAGCGCCACACGCCGCGGATACGCCCCTCGCCGGGGACCGCGGCGGTATCGAACTTCGAATACCCGCCGACGCGCCGATAGCCGCCGGTCAGCTTCTGTTCGTAGTTGAGACAGGCCAGCAGGCGGCCCGGCTTGACCTGATAGGGCGGACTCTTGGTATCCAGCCCGCCGCCCAGCGGGATGTAATCGACCCGCATCATGGCGGCGGCCATCACTGCGCCTGCACCACGAGCGGGTCGTTCGATTCGTTGTAGCCGGTGTCGGCCTCGGCATGCGGCAGCGAATGCGCTTCGAGGCGCATCATCCAGGCGTCGAAGTCGAGCTTCGCCGACTGGTAGATCGTCATCGCCTCGTCGGTCTCGGCCAGCATCATCTTGGCCCGCGCGACGATCACGTCGTGGAACTGTGCCGGAATCGCCGAGACGTCGGCGTCCGCATCCATCCGCGACGGCGCGATCCAGTACGGTGCGCTGAGGCTGTAGGCGTCGTCCGGGCGCGGCTCCAGGATCAGGGCGAGCGACGGCTTGACGACGATGAACTGCGGCTTGTCGCTGCTCGGCGTGCCCGACCGGTAGTCACGTGCCCAGGTGCGGTAATCGAGGCGCAACAGCGCCTGCGCGTCGTCGGTGTCAGGTTCCAGCATGAACAGGTTCGCATCCCAGCGCCCCAAGTCCGCCGGCCAGCCGGTCGCGCCGGTCGTGTACTCGCGCTGGTCGGCGACGGTCGTGATCGTCGCCTCCGCCCAGAGGAAGGACCAGTTCGGCCACCGCATTTTGATTTCGACGTCGGCCTTGGCGACCGCCTCGACCACCGCCAGCATCTGCCCGGTCTGCGCGACGACGGTAGACGGGCCGGTGCCGGCATAGCCCATCTCCCGCCGCACCCGCTGGCACAGTTGCAGATAGGTCATGCGTCAGCCTTGCGCGGGCGTCCGGGCCCGCGCCGGGGCGGCTCGCCGTCCGTGGCGGCGTCGACCACGGCGTCGTCTGGCGCTGGCGCCAGAGGGAGCGGGCAGCCGTCCTGATCGAACAACTGCCCGCCCTGCTCGTAGCGCGCGGCCGGCGCCTCGGCCAGAGCCCCACAGATGACCCCGTAGGGCTTCGTGCGGTCGAGCATGGCCGGTCACCCGAACGAGCGCCCGCCACTCGGCAGGCGTTCCGCACGCGCGGCGATCGGGTTGTAGGCGAAGTCGGAGCGCGAATAGCCGCACTCCGCCATCGGCGCCTGATCGTCTGCCAGTTCGACGCCGTAGGTCACCGATCGCGGGTTCGGCGGCGCATCCCAGGCCGCCGGCACGTGGGCATTGCGATACTTACGCATCACCATGCCCTCAACTGCCGATCCGGAAGGAGCCGCGGCCTTCGGACGGCAGCTTCTCCTTCTTGATCGTGGTGTGCCCGTTCGATTCCATCTGATTCGCGGACGTATTGCCGCGGATGGTTTCGCGCTCGGCGACGCCTTCGGCCATGCCGACGCCACTCGAAGAGCCCGACGTTTTCTTGTCCATGGGGGGATGCCTCGCTTACCAGGTGTCAAAGAACAGATCGATCGTCGCCACGCCCGCCGACGGCGATCCGCCGGTGGGGGCCGTGAGCGTGATTAGGATTTGCGTGTCGGCGTCGATCAGCGTGCCGGTGATGGCCCCGGAGGTTTCCGACGCCCGCACCGAATCCGGCGCGGTGATGTTGGCGGAGGCCGCGGCGACGGTGAACGACGCATAAGCGCCGAGCGTGCCGGACTTGCCGACCTGGCAGGTCGGGCCGGTCGAAGTGCCGTTGGTCAGGCTGGAGCTGAAGTTGTAAACCACGTCGCGCAGGACCCCGACCTTGCCTTTCGGCAACTGGAACGGGTACGTGGTCCCGTTGGTCGAGATCGTGAGTTGCGACAGCACGTGGGTGACGCAGCGCGGGTTGCTGTAAGACTCGGACATGATAATGCCCTCCGGTGATCAGGCCGCACTGGCCCAGCGAACGATGCGGGCATTGGCTGCCACGGAATGCACGAGCTTGAAGCCAAGCAGCGCGTACCACGCCACGGAGCGGTCACGGCCGAAATCGACGCCCTGTTTCGCGCGAATCTCTTCGAGAATCGCGATGGCCTCGTGCACCGTGTCGTTGCCGAAGAAATAGGCGCGGTCGGACTTCGCATTGCTCCACGACGCCGAGGAAATGGCGGTCTGTTCGAAGAACCGCGTCCCCTCGTAACGGCCCATTTCGCCGTTCATGATCATCGTGAAACCCGGCGTCACGTAGGTGTGAATCGACTCCAGGTCGTTCTTCACCCCACGGAACGTGGTCGGGCGGGCCACGCAGCCGTAATCGCCGTTGTCGAAGTAGCCGGGGATGTTGCGTTCCTTCATCACATCGACGATGGCCTTGATGTGGTCCTTGCCCATCGCCACGTTGTTGGTGATGGTGCAGGTGCCAGTCGTTTCCAGCGTCACCGCCGTCGTCGACGTGCCGGAAGTCGGCGCCACGGTCAGCGGACTGGAGTTGAATTCGCTCCAGGCCGCATAGTCGAGCGTGCGCGTCGCGTGCTCGCGCAACACCTTGTTGATGACTGCTTTGACCGGGTGCAGCGACAAGTCGTCGAGCTTCCCGGTATACGGCACCTGCAGGCCGTACTCGGTGATCGTCCCGGATCCCTGCGTGATCGTGAACTTGCCAGACGGAATCGGCAGGTTCTCGTTCAGCGACGTGCCGACGTCGGAAACGGTCGAGTAGATGTTCCAGTTGAAGGACTGCCCGGCGTGCAGCCCCTTATCGGTGAAATCGTCCGCATCGCAGAACTGGCGGAATTTCACCGTCGGCAGCAGCGTCATCCGCAGGTAGTCGGAAAGCTGATCCGCGTACATGTAGCCGCCGTCGGCGGCCACCGCCCAAACTTGTCCAGGCATGGTCTTTACTCCGCGCCGTCATCACGACGGTGCATGGGGAAGGGTTACGACACGGCGCCTCGACGCGCGGCCTGCATCTGCGCGATGCGCTCGCTCGGGGTCGGGGGGCGTGGCTCTGGCTTGGCGGGGGCGGTCGCGCTGAGGCCCGCCACCGGACGGCCCGCGGCTGCCTTGGCGGCGCGGCGGGTCTCCATCGGGGTGGTAGGGCTGCTCGCCGGCGCGGGCTTCGCTCCCAAGTGCTGCGCGGCCTGCATCACGCGCTCGGTGGCGCGGCGGCCGGCTTCGGCCATGATCTCGTAGAGGCCCGTCTGGGTACCCTCGGCCATGACATCCATCGTCAAACGGTCGGCCAGGTCCCACAGATAGGTATCTGCGGCAACGGCCGGGAAATCGCGTTTGAACCGGGCGACGGCCTCACGGCGGTCGCGTTCTTCCAGCGTCTGCTGCACCCGGCGCTCGGCAATGGCCTCGACCTTCGACAGGTCGACGGGCGGCGTCGTGACCGTACCGTTGATCTGCAACAGGAGGTCATCGGCGGCCTCGTCATCGCCGTCGAGCAGCGCCTGGTGATACTTGCGGGCCAGCGCCTTGCGCTCCTCCGGCGGCGGCACCGGCACCGGCTGCTGCTGCGACAGCGTCTGCGCGCGCGCCAGCGCCTCTTCGGCCTCGCGCCGCATCCGCGACGCTTCCGCCAAACGCTGGTCGGCCGCGGCGAGCTTCTGGTCGTGGGCGAGCAAGCGGTCGAAGTCGACCTCCTCCTCGGTCCCGTTGACCTTGCGACGGGTCACCCACCGGCCGTCCTTGAGATAGACGGGGGGCTCCGGGGCCGCCTCCTGCGGGTCCGCTTCCGGGGCCGAGTCGACGGGATCGGCGATCGCTTCATCCACCGCCGCCGACTCCTCGATGTCCATCTCCCTGCGGCGCTTCGCGGCGATCTGCGCATACAGGTCTGCGCGCGGGAACGACTGCGGCGGGCGCGAGTCATCGAGCATCACGTCCTGCGGGATAGTGATTTCGGTGTCACTCATGGGTGAATCTCCTGCACTGGCACATGCCAGGGCTCAGCAGGTGGCTTTCGCCGCCGGGAACGGTCGGAAGGGTCCGGCCGTATTGCCCACGTCATCACGACGTTGGCGAATTCGTCAGGGCCTCAGCCCTCGGGTTCTGCGCGTAACTGCTGGCTTTCCTGAATCGCCGTGTTCAGCCATGCCACACCCCACCGCGCCACGTTGGCCCGGTTCTGCAGCTTTCGGATCAGGTCCGTATCCGTCGGGTCCGCGTCGAGCAATTCCGCCTGCGCCGCTTCGACCTCGGCTTTTGCCTTCAGCAGCACGTACTTTCCGGGCAGGGTGTAGAACCACTCATCCGCCTGAATGCCGATGGCGACACGCAGCCAGACCTCATCGGTATCGTCCTCGAAGCCGCTGCTCATTTGCGCGTACAGGCCGCGCGAACGAGTTCGCCCACCCGCGCATTCACCGCCGGACGCAAGGCCAGCGGAATCCGGTCGAGTGCTTTGGCCCGCGCGATCGGATCAGGCATCGCCGCAATCTGATTCGCCAGTTCAGTCAGGTTCACAGTCCGCTCCCCATCTGCCGCTTGATCGCCGCTTCTTCCCGTTGCCGCAGCACGCCGACCGCGGCGATGTCGCGGCGCGTCTGGATGTCCTGCTGGCCCATGCCCACCTCGGCCTGCAGCTTCGCAACCGTCGTCTGCTGGTCCGCCGCGAGTTTCGCCATCGTCAGGTCGCGGGTCTGCTGCAATTCCAGCGCCTTCAACTGCGCATCGAGTTGCGCCAGCTTCATCGAAAGCTCGGCGCGCATCTGCTCCACCTGAACGCGCGGGTCTTGCGGCTGCGGCTGGCCCTGCTGCGCCTGCTGGAATTCCTCGTCGGTCATGAAGAAGCGTTCAGTATTGCGGAAGCCCGCCAGCCCGAGCACTTCGGCAATCACCTCGGACGGTTTCAACCGATCCGCCGCTCCCGGCAATTGCAGCGCCGTACTCAGCGCGTTATTCATGCGCGCCATCCGCTGTTCAGGATTGGCGGCGCCAATACCAAGATTAACCTTTAAGATGACGTCCTGCAGCAGGAGTTCATCGGTAATCTGGTCAACGCCCCACTTTTCCCGCAGTTTCGCCCGCTCACCGACCAGCGCCAATACCCGCTCATCGCTTTCATAGGCCGCTTCCAGCGCCACCAGTTGCCGCAAGACCGGCTCCACCCACGTTTCCACGAAGGTGCGCAACTGGTACTCGCCAATGGCGTCCTGCGCGCCGGCGATCTGGTTCATCCCGCCGACCGTCTCATTGAGCGATCGATTCGTCATCACCGAGCCCATACCCTGCCCGCCGACCAGATCGTCGTAATCGGCGTTGAGACGGTCCTGCTCCGCATAAGCCGAACTGGTCACGTCCGGGGTGTTGATCACCTGCACGTCGGCCTGCGGGTTATCCATCGTCACCGCGCCGCCCGGCACGTTACGCATCAGCGCCACCTGGTCGATATTGGCCCCTCGGCGCAGGAAATAGCGTTTGTTCATCACCAGCCGCACGTTGTCATCGCGCTGGTTGGCAATGTCGTTGGCCTGCGCCTGAATGTTGCGCCCCATCTCCACTGGGCCCTGCGGGAAGATGCGGTGCGTCTCCAGCGCGCAGTGTCCGAGCACGAACGGGCGCCGGCCGTGCAGGTAGACCTGGCCGATGGGCTTCGGCGGATACAGCAGCACGCTGTCGCCGAGGGTGTGGAACACGTAATCGTCGCCGCCCTGGCGCATGATGTACTCGCGCACCCAGACGACGGTGAACGCGTTGCCCTGCGACACGTCGGTCGGGTCTGGGCGCCGCGCCTCGCGCTGATGGCGCACGGACTCCTCGTCGGCATCCACCCGGCCGGCGCCGATCACCTCGCCGAGCGTCATGGACCGCCATTGCGGCAGCCCCGTGTCCGGGTCGACCTGCTCCATGCGCTCCAGCACCTCGCCGGCGTACATGGGCACCAGGTGGATGATGTAGGGAGTCGATTCGATCGGGTCGAGCCAGTCCGCGCCCGGGTCGATGCGGATGTTCTCCGGCGGGATCACCGTGATGCAGGGCTTGTCGCGCAGCACGCGCACCCGCTGCGCGATGCTGGACGCCGGAACGCCCGTCTCCGGGTCGAGCCCCTGCACTTCCTCTTCCTCGATCCGCTCGGCGTAGTCCCAGTACTGCTTCGAGACCACCACGCCGTGCACCATCGCCTGCTGGTAGGCGCCGATGGCGATGCGAAACCACGGCAGCGACCGTTCCAGGCGGTAGTTCAGCAACGCATGGTGGATCGCCGCCGCGGCCGTCTGCTTCGGGTCGACGTCATTGCCGGGGTCCACCGTCACCAGATCGTTCGAGCTGAACAGCGCCCGCTCACAGGCCGCTTCATGCCGGCGCACCGCCGTGCGTGTCTTGGGTCTGAAGTGCCGCGCGCGGTTCTTGTAGGCGTCGCTCAGGTACTTCGAGCCCGGCGGGTGACGGCTCTGGAACAGCGCGATGTTCTGCTCCAGTTGAGCGCGCAACCCCGACTCGAACCAGTCCGTCGAATCGCGGTACGCCTGCCGCGCGAGCAGCAGCCAGGCCGCCTCATCGTTGACCTCGGCCGCTTCGCCAGACGCCAGGTCATCCAGCGTCGACACGGACGCCTCGGCATCCTTGACCGCATCGGCGGACTGCCGCGCGACGGCCTCGAACAGGTCGATCACAGCGACGGCACCATGTCGCCCGCAAAGGTGCGCCGGGCGGTGGCGATCTCGTCCACGTTCAGGCGCCGGCGCGACAGCCCGTACCGCTCCAGGATTTCCCCGGCCGCGCGTTTGATCTTCTCGTCATCGCACTCACGCAGGCGGATATGGAATCCGTATTTGCCGACGGCATCACCGCAGCGCACCGTCAGCAGCCCGCCGCGAATCTCCACGCTCCACTGATAGCCGGGATAGACCCGGCACAGCATCGCGAGGACGTGGCGCAGCGTGACCTCTTCGGTGGCGGTCAGGTCGCCTTCCTGCAGGTATCCGGTGTAGCCTTTCATTCGCGCAGCCACCAATAGGGTTTCCCGTCGCGGTTCTGCGGCGCCGTCTTCACCACACGGCCGCCGCCGAACACGAACTCGACCTGGGGTTCGGTTTTCAGCTTGGGGTCGATGCGCTTGACCAGCGCATCCCAGTCGATCGTGCGATTACTCATGCCCGCCAACTCCTTCGGGGTCGTTCAGGTCGTCGTCGTCCGGCTCGCCGGGCTCGGCGGGGCAATGGTCGTCGTCCCAACGGCAGCCCATCAGGTTCCCCCGCCCGCGCCGGACGTGGGAGAGGGGCACGCCGGCGGGGTATCGGACGGGGGAGCCTCATGGGCCGTGGTCATGGGGTACGGCCCGCCATCGCCACCACCCTCGCCAACTCATCGACCGCCGGCGCGGTGCACACGGAAAACTCCACCACGCGCCCCCGGAACAGCGGCGGCGGGAACAGGCGGTCGCAATACGCGTCCGGCATCGGCACGAACTCGCGGAACTGACCGCTCTGGTGCTCGCCGTAGGCCACGTGCAGCCAGCGCCCCGAGCAGAGCCAGACGCCGGCGTTGAGCCAGAGTGCGGCGGGGATGAAGAAGACCACCGACACCACGACGATGAGCCACCGCGGCGCGGTCCACTGTGCACGGCTGTGCCGCGTGAGGCGGGCGAGCACGTAGCCGTGCGGGCGGGCGGCGAACTGGGCGACGGCGTAGAGCCAGCAGTTGCTGATCATTACGGCTCGGTCGCAATGATCTGGATCGCGCCGGTCTTGAAAATCACGCACAACTCGGTCTTGCTGGAACCGTTCTGGCGAGTAAACAGGCGACCGCCATTGTTGGCCGGCGCGCTGGGTGCCGTAATGGAACGCGCCTCGAAATAGCCCTGCTGCAACAGCATGTTCCCGCGGAACACGTTGTGCGCCGCGTTGCCGAACGGGAACGTCGTGATCACCAGATTGCCGGCAGAGGACGGTGCGCGGAACGATCCCAGCGTCCCCGCCACGCTGCACCGCACGTTAAGGATCGCCACATTGTCCGTCACGCCGTCGTCGACGCTGAGGCCGTATTCCTCGGTGACCGGCGTCTGTGCGATACCGCCCGACCACTGGAACCCGCTCTGGTCGGTGGCTCCGACGTTGAGGCCGCTAATCACTGTATCTTTGGTCGTGCCGTACCCGAACGTATTGTCTTCGTTGAAATAGACATCCGAGCCAGAGGCGGATTGCCCGTTGTTATGAGCGGACCAGTTCGAGCCGATCGAGTGGTTCAGCCCGAGCACATGAATACCGTGCGCACCGTTGCAATTGGCCTCCAGGCCATTGAGGTTGCAAGCGACGACATTGCGGATGTAGATGCCCCACTGCGTGTTGTTGTGGCACTTGATACCGTGCGCTTCGGCCTCGGAAATGTCGATGATCCAGCCGTTGACCGAATTCCCGATCGACGTGATGTCGGTGAACTTCACGCGCCGGAAGCCATTGCCGAAATGCGCGCCGCTGCCGGCGTTGTCGTGTGAATACACGCGGCTGATCCAGCCATTCGTGCACGATGCCTGGCCAGTCCCCACGGCGTAAATGCCGATGCCCTTGACGCTCTTGACCTCGACGTTATCGATCGTCAGGTCATTGGGAAGTAGCAGGTCGATGCCGTTGAGAACGGAAGATTGCCCAGACTTGTTTCCGTCAATGACGAGATTGCGAATCTGGATGCCGCGGTTGCCGTTGGTGCGATCCGCATTGCGGATCACGTTGTCGTTTGCCGCGCTCGCGAGCTTCAGCGTCGACAGGCCGCCGGCGCCGTGCCCGGCCAGGGTAGCGCCGTCTCCGAGCGTGAGGCATGCGGAGATTTGCGTGGTGCCGCGCGGCAAAAACGCATAGCCGAACTGATCGACCTGGGCCTGTAGGCCGATCAAATTGTTCGCCGGTGTATCCGTGATGATCGGACCGATGACGCTGGCGCTACCGGTCACCGGATTGACGTGCGCACCGGTATCCCCATCGATATACGGAATCGCCACCCCGCCGAGCGTGATGCCGTCGTGCACAGCCATGCCGGCGACGAGGCCGTCAGAGCCCAGCACCATCACAGGCTCGCCCGGCGCGCCGACATAGGCCGCGTTCTCCGCCACGATCAAATGCCGTGGAGGCCAGTAGTTCTCAGCCATTGCTCTACATCTCCAGACGTTGAGAGAAATCAAAAGTCCGGTTCGGGCTCGGGCTCGTAACTTTGCCGTGAGCTACCGGAGTGCCCCATGCCAGCCGCCAGCGCCTGCGCGAACAGCCGCAGCCCGTTGGAGGCCAGCACATGGCCGTCATCGCGCGGAGTGTTGCGAACGGCATTGCGCTCGTGGTCCCACTCGGCGCAGTAGTTCGCCATGTGCATCAGGCCGATCTCGCAGCCCGCCGCATCGAATACGCACAACGGCATCGCGTCGCGCAGAAGATCGATGCCGATCCTGACGTCGCCAGGCTCCGGCACGATCAGCACCGGAGAGCGCCCGAGTTGCGACAACAGTGCCCGCGGCGTCATCTGCGGCTGGTCGTCGTCCTCGGTGCGCTCCGAGACGTAATCGCCGCCATACAGGTAGCCGAGGTCGCGCAACCGCTGCACGTACCACGCGAGCGGCTGGTTCGCCGCTTCGACGTAGGCCAGGAACCGGTGCTGCCCGCCGTACTGCTGGTGCACCCACACGCCCGTCGCCGCATTGCGCTGCGCCCAGAAGCACTGCACGGGGATCGCCGGCGTCGCCCGCACCTGCCCGATGCGCCCGTCGTCCTCGGCCTCGCGCAGCACGTCCGCGTAGTAGTAGTGCCGCTGTGCGGTGAGCTCGGCGAAGGCGGCCGCCGCCGCGTCGACTTGATCGTCATGCGCGCGATCCGCGAGGTCGGGGAATGCCTCCATCTCGTCGAGGAACGCATCCAGCCACGGCCCGCGCACCACGTCGACGTTGCCGGCCTGCCACTGCGCCGACAGCGGCTCCGCGCGTGCGGTCTTGGCCTTGGTCTGCCGGTAGCGCGACACGGCATAGCCCGGCAGCATCAGCACGTAGCTCGATGCCTGTTCTTTTCCGGCCTGACCGGGGTCTTCCGGCACGATGATTCGCGTGGCGCGCCCGTCAGCGGCCGCCGTGTTGCGCACCGCCTCGCGGACCTCGGCGGCCCCTTTGCGCATGCGCAGCGCGTGCAGGATGACGATCCGCCCGGAGCGCCGGCGCCCGATCAGCACCGCGGCGGACCAGTCCGGGCTGGGGTTCGCCTCGCTCGGCTCCGTGGCCGCCAGGTCCCACCCGCGCGCCCACGCCACGACGTCCGTCGGCACGTCGTCCAGCACGGTGACCGCATGCCGCGGGAAGTAGCCGCCGCTCACGGCGCGCACCTTCCAGTTTCCGCCCAGCAGCCGCTCGCGCTCCACGCGCGGCAGCGCGCGCAGGCTGGCGATGTAGCCGGGGTCACGGGCCACGCCGATTTGGTTGTCCGCGACGCTCGCCGGAATGAACGTCAGCGATTTGGCATCGCCCGGCTCGGCCCCGCATTCGCGCTCCAGCGCGCGCGGATCGTCGCCCCAGTGCAGCGTATCGTCGACGCGCAGAAACCAGCGCAGCGCGCCGCTACGCGAGGGGATTGGATAACCGTCGTCGCCGATCCACCAGGCGATCAACTCGGCCACCCATGAATCGCAGTCCGGGTTGGTGGTCGCGCGCATGTAGCCACGCACGCCGCTGTCCGAGCGGTTGCGGCTGAGCATGTAGAAGAACTGCGATTTCTCGAAGTGCGTCAGCTCGTCAAACGCGATCAACGCGATCTGCGAGCCTTGCCACGCCAGGACGTCGGCTTCCTGATTCAGGTGGCTGAACGTCACCCGCATGCCGCTGGGGAATTTCATGCCCAGCCGCGGCGACATGACCGGCTTAGCCCCGCACAGCGGGTACACCTTCATCGCCGTGTCCCACAGACCGCCCTCTGACGTGATCTGCGTGGCCTCCCGGCGAAAGATCACGGCGCCGAAATCCGGGTTCTGGATGTGGCGCAGCGGCTCCAGCAGCAGCCCGTAGGTTTTGCCCCCGAACGCCGCACCGCCATAGATCACGATGTCACTGTTTGAACTTAAAAAAGCCTCTTGCGGGCCGGCTTGCGGCCTAATAATATTAACCCGGCTTTTGTTAGGAGCATCAAACATGGCGAACTCTGGGCAGTTTACCAAAAGAGATTATACCGGACACCGAAGCGGTAAACTGGTCTGCATTTCTCCAGCAGGTGCAAAAGACAAATACGGGTATTCTATATGGCGCATGAAATGCGACTGTGGCAACGAGATTGAGCGCACCGCCCAAGCGATAACACGAGCGCAGCCGCTTCGCTCCTGCGGCTGCGGCCCAAAAGGGCGCCCTGCCGTTCTTAGCAAAATGGAAGGCTTTTACGCCAAGGCGCGTATTAACGCCGAACGACGAAACCTTGTCTTTACGCTCGATCTCGAAACCTTTGAACGATTGAGCGCCAGCCCATGCAACTACTGTGGAGATGCCCCGCGAGAGCGCCCTCATCCATATATTAACGGAACCATTGTCGCCAACGGCATTGACAGGGTAGATAGCTCCTTGGGCTACACGCCCGAGAACTGCGTTCCTTGCTGCAAGATATGCAACCAAGCCAAGAATGACCTTCCGTTGGAGGTATTCATCGCGTGGCTGAAACGCGCCTACCTTCACTCCTCGTCCACATCCGCAAGCGATTAGGAACATCTCCTGCGGCCCCGGCTG